GCTCTTGTCTAGAGACATATTGATCTACAGGTGTTATCATGATGAACTCAGATTGCCTTGCAGATAATCTTTCATTTAATGTTGAGGTTACCAATAGTTTGCTTAAACTAATTTTTTGTAGGGTATCCTGGGTGTGGTGTCGACCGTAAAAAGGGTTGCCTGTACCAATCATCTTTTCTGACTGTTGTTTGATCCTATCATCTGTCTGTTTGGTCTTGCCGCGGTTCCAAGCTTCTGCTTTTCCGCCTCGTGAACCGCCTTCCTTCATTGCAAGATGTGAATGATCCTTACAAAAAGTCTTGAAAGAGAAAGACACATACCTGACAGGAGCTTGACACTCTCTACAGGCAGGTTTTATTCCGTCATGATAAACCCTTACCGTGTAGTCCTCAGAAGACAATCCGTGTTCTGATCTGATGTGATTGGTCAGCTTCTTTAGATCATCATGTTTGAATTCACACAACTTGCAGTCCATATCATCACACCCTTCTATGGACTATATAGTATCGATAAATCTAAAGTTGTAATAAAACAGACGGCAAAAACTACAAAGGCCACCCAAAAGGTGGCCTCTGCAGCTGTTCAAGCTATGAACTCAGATGACGTTCATGTCATATGATATTCATGTCGAGACATGTGACGGTGCCAAAGAAATCGCTGCGAACCATCTTCTTACCGTAGCGAGTCATCACACCCTTACGTGGTGTGAAATCTTCTGGTGCGAAGATTGTTGGTGTCACAATGAGTGGAACGTATGGTGCGTAGACGTAGCCGGTCTCGAGGTAGCTGCCGCCTTTGTAGCCGACGAGGATCTTGTTACGAACGAAGTAAGGATCCTTGTAGACTGTGAAGCGGTTGCTGAGAGAGCCGATTGCCTCTGCACCGATTGTGAATGGAGAAGCGACTTGACCTTCACCGTCGATGGAGAACTTTGGTTTATAGAGGACAGAGCTCTCGAGGACTGTTGCAACGTCTGGGCCGCAGACCATGAAGTTTGCAGAGCCGCGGAGTGTCTTGCGGTGGATGGTGTTTGCCACGTCGATGATTGTCTCGACGAGGGTCTCGTACCACTCGCGAACCGTACCTGTGAAGGCTGGTCCGATTGAGAGGGAAGAGGCGAGGGCAACAGGTGTGCCTGTTACCTTGTTGACAAACTTGCCTGGTGCGCGTGACCAGTAGTAGTTTGCGCCGTTTGCCTGTGTGACGAGGTCGCTGAGAATCTCGCGATCAATCTCAAGAGCAATTTGCTCGGAGAGGATTGAAGTGAGTTCCACCTCTGCATCCATTGAGTGGTATGCATTGAGGTCTTGGGCGAGCTCTGGTGACCAGCGAGCGCGGAGCTTGCGGGTTGTTGCAGTTATCGCAAGAGACTCAATCTTGATATCAATCTCTGGAATTGCTGGGGATGGGGATGTTCCGAAGTCGGACTCGAAGGATGGAATCGTGAGTGTTGATCCTGTTCCTGCGGAATCTGCGCCACCTGCGACGACTGAGTCAGACTTGGAGAATGCGAAGCGAGCACCGGTTGTCGCGATGATTGCTGTTGCATCGGCGGCCTTGACGACCATCTGAACGTGAGTACCGTTGAGTGCATCGACCGTGAAGCCGGATTGTGACCAGTTACCACGCTTGTTGAGGCGGCGAAGGTTGAGAACGCCACTTCCACCTTGGTAGGTCTGTCCCCATACAGATGCGTTAGTCAGACCGCTGAACACAGCGACCTGATCGACTGCGAGGAGATCTGCACCGGTGAGTGAAGATGCAGAGACATAGAGGAAGCAAACATCGAGATCGTTGTTCTGAAGGGCTGTCTCAACTTGGCTGTCGAAGTCCATGAGGCGAGCATTGCTGCCGGAGAACATCGTTGAACCAGAGAGCATGCCGTTGTAGAATGCGCCGAGGCCATCAGAGCCGCCCCAGATACCTAGCGCGGATGCGGCGGTAGCGAGAGAGACGCTCTGAAGTGAACCAGTCACCCTTGAGTAACCTGTACCAACGAGGTCGTACATACCACCAGTTGCAAGAGATCCGGATTGGACTCCGCGGCCGGTTGGGTTATTGTAGATAGAGGTACCACGTGAGTAGGTCGCCTCAGATGACTGACCTGCAGCTTGACCGACGTTGGTTCCGTAGGTGTAATCAAGATAGAAGATTAGACCTGATGGAAGGCTCATTGGTTGGATGGAAACGAGCTCGTTGGCGACGAGGCCACCGAACACGCGGCGGACGATTGGGAATGCAATGTTGCTGAAACCCTGAATCTGTCCGGATGAAGAAACGTTGCCGCCGCCTGTTGAGAGAGATGAACTCTCCTTGAGGACCTGTGCTGCCTGGTTTTCGAGAAGTTGCGACATCATCTCGCGGCGTTGTCCGTCGAGACCACGAAGAAGTCCTGTGCGGGACCACTTCTCCGTGAGGCGGGCACGCTCTGCGCCGACGTGGCGCTCGCGGATACCCTGCGAAAGTTGATCAATTGTAAAAGTCTTCATTTTTGTATCTCCTGTATACGTTTATCAAAAAGTTGTTAAAAGTTGTGACTCACTTGATTCCAGCGAGCCTTGCCCAACGCTCGGCCTCGACTCCTTCATTGAGGGTCGTTGTTTGTGTTGAGGCCGCTCGGGTGGCCTGTGAAGAAGAACCTAGAACGCGGCCTTCGGTCACAGTCCTACGAGGCTTCACCAATGCTTTGGCTAATGACTCGTAAACTAGCTTCGCTTCGCGAACTGTTTCTGCTGCGTCGAGTTGCTCAATTACCTGTGCCTTTTGGCGAGCAGTGAGTGACTCTGTTTGAAGAAGTTTATTCGTGAAGAGTAGCTTTGCGTTGAGCAGATTCGTCTCTGCCAACTTCTTGCTTAGCGTATCTGAACCTGCGCTAGCATCAGGCTTAGCAACGTTATTTGAACGTGTGCTGTTTTTTGCAGTTCCCTTAGAAAGAGACTCTGAAAGTTTATTAAAGCGAGTAACAGAACCGTTATAACGTTGTGCTGTCACTGCATATGCAGCCTTTAGTTTGCTGCTATTTGTTGTTGCATCTTTGCGCTCGAGTAGAGTCTTTGCACGAGATGTTGCAACCTTATATGACTCATAGAGCTTCTTCAATTCAGAAGCACGCTTACGAAGCGATTCCTGAAGTTTGAGCTCCTTGGCCATTTGAGAGCGAATAGACTCATTGGAAGGTTGACGAAGTTGTTTTGCACTTTGTTCGACATCACCCTCGCCGCGGCCACCGAGTGATGCCACATCTTGTGCTTGATCCATAGAGTTCATCTCTTCGAGATCATAGCCATCATCATCATCAGATTCATCATCCATGTCTAACTCAAGAAGCTCATCTTCTTCATCGACAGAACCTGGTTTTTTATCTGTATGCGCTGCGGCTGCTGCTGTTCCAGCGTTGGCTGGACCTACAGGATCTGTTTCGTCCATGACGGTTTCATCCATATAACTCTCAGAAAGTTCAAGCTCAAGGGCTTCGCCTTCTTCAGATGCTCCACCGAAATCATCAAACTCATCAGCGCCAGGAGCTGATCCATCAACGTCTTGAACTGATTCGTCAGATTCGCGGAGAAGCTTCATGAATGCAATCTCGCGGCGGAGCATGCTCTCGTCAATTTCAACGACAGAGTCGTCATCCATCTCAAGAAGTCCCTCTTCCTCTGAAGCCTCTTCTGCTTCAGGAGCCTCTTCTTCAGATGATTCTTCAGCAGATGGTTCTTCCTCTCCTGGGGTCTCCTCTGATTCGAGATCTTCCATGTCTTCGTCACCTTCTTCGTCAAGGACTAGGTCAACCGCTGCATTTTCTAAAGCGTCGCCGAGGTCAATACCAGGAAGGTCTAATTCGATTGTTACTTTTTCTTCACCCAAAAGATTTCGTTTCATTTTTGTCTCCTGAAGCTTTTCAAGTTTTTCTAAACACTTTCTAATTTTTAAGCTATAACCCAACCTGACAGTGGGATTTTCTACATGTTCTTGAATATAACTGTAAACTGTTGCAATGATATCACCTAATTGTGATATGTCTTTGCTAAATGTCTTAGATTCTTTGATGTTACCTTTGATGGCTGTTAAGGTTTCAATTACCTTTTCAACGTAACGTAGCTTTTGATTAAGCTCGTTAATGTTATTTGGAGAGGAAATTGACATAAGATGTGATGCGAGCTCATCTAAAGTTGCATCATTATCAATTTCTTCTTTTACTCCAGTTACAACCTCAGAAAAAGAAATTGATTCAACAGAAGTTTCTTCTTCATCATGTGAAGGTTCATCTATTAAGATCTTATCTTTCTTTTCTTCATCTTCAGAAGATTCATCTTCGCCTAAAGATTCACCAAGTAATTCTTTTTCGATCAACTCTCGAATTCTTGGCGCGACAGCTTCAACAACAGCACGTTTTGCGTTGTCTTCTGCAATTTCTTTAACCTTTTTTAGATCTGCAATTGCTTCTTCGTAGAGTTGCTTCGACATATTTTAATTCTTTCCGTCTAAAAATATCAACCTGATGAATCAGAAGATCCCATCTTACTATTGATGCCTAACATTTGTGCTGCAATTTTTTTAGCGTATTCTGCAGGATTCTTAGTTCCAGTATTTGGACCACCAGGAACGTAAGATGGTTTAACATCGCTAGATTTAATTTCTGGATTGACGTTTTTGTCAATACCATCTGTATTACCAGGACCAGGGGATGTTAAATCAGGAGAAAAAGCGTTAGCAGGATCACCTGGATTTTTCCATGCATTGTCCGCGTTTGCAAGAACGTTAGGAGATTCTGAATAGTCCAAGCTTACGCCTGGACCAAAAAATGAATCTCCAGATTGAAATGAAGGCTTTAAATTATCATTTCCAGATTTAATAATTATCGAACGATAATCATTTTCTTTACCAACGAAAGCGCTGGTCGGTGAGCTCGGAAACAGCTTGCTTAACAAGTTGTTTTTTGCATTGCTCTCTGGAGCATAAATAGTGTATTTTCCCTGACCAGCCATAATAACCTCCGTCTTTCCTCAAATTATTGAGGAATCAATTCACTTCTTAACAGACTTCTTAGCAACCTTTTTTGGTGCTTTCTTTGCAGCAACTTTTTTTGCTGCCGCCTTCTTTGCTTCATGAATTTGAGCAAGACGCTTGATTAAACGAGTCTCTTCTAGACCTAGAGCCTTATAGTGATCAATGTGGTTTTCTAAAGAATCTGCATATCCGTCCGCATCGACTTCTTCTGCATCCTTTGCTGCATCCTCTGTAGATTCCATATCTCCAAATAGCTTGGACTCACGGAACTTAGAAACTTCCTCAGCAATGATCTTCTTTAAAACGGTCGTAGTTAACTTCATAGTCATAAACCTCGTGCAAATATATATTGTTTAATTATCTTACCTAAAGAAAAAATTAAAATTTCTTCTGTGTTTCAGTAAATGCCAATTGAGCCCACTTAGAAGCAGCATCATCTCCAAACAACTCCTCAGGAGTACTATCTGCTACCGCGCGTTCAACAGAACCAACTGGTTGGGGGTGTTGAATGGCACTTTCTTTTAGCATTGAAGGTAACGTCGTTGCGGCAGTGTCTGCAAGTATTTCTGCCATAATTGAGTTTCCTCCTGCTTCTCTTTTTATAGTCTCTGCCATTGTTTGAGAATATTTTACGTGTTCGCCGCGGCGGGCTTGAACATTGCTTTGCTTTTTAGAAACTACATTATTAGTTCTTGATGAAACTTCCTGTATCGATTTTTTTGTAGAACCAATACCTTCAGCCAATATCTCTACAAGACACTCTTTTACAATAGACTTTAATTGTTGCCTTGTAACGCTCATATCAACCAACTCCATTCCAGAATGTTGTACCACCAATTGATCCAGTTAGAGCTGGCATCATCATTGCATCAATTCCAACTAATTCTGCATACATGCTAAAAGAAATATCACTTCCCCCATCACGCTTTAAATAGATCTCTTTGATCCTTGCATCAAATTCGAATGTATCTCCACCGTCGACTCTAAAAAAGTAATTTGCGCCAACGCCGTTAATACCATTTAAGGTAAATCCAACCCTTAAATGTTTTCCTGCTGATTCGTGGTTTTTAATAATGATATGTTTAGAAATCTTTTCAAATTGAAAAGATGTTGCAGACGCTCCTGCGGTCCCTGAAATGACCCATGGAAGTCCAGACCCCACGAACTCAGTTACTGAGTTATACCCTATTCTTGGCTCATTCATTCCCATGATCATTTACTCCTAGACGCGATAATGTCGTTAAGTATTCTATCTATTCTATCTGATTTAGTGAATACTTTTTGTAGTTCTTCTGGATTTATTTGGCGACCTTCGGCCATCATAAAAGCTCCAGGTGTTGAAGGCTCGGATACGAAATCCCAACAAATCAATTGAAAATCGTCTTGAACTATTTGATAGTCACCTTGCTTCTTTGTGGTGCCAACGCCACGAGAAGAAATTCCCAACTTGACTCCAGACTCAACAAGCGATTGAAGAATCTTTCCAGATGGTGTATCAAGAATTTCAACTGATCCATAGACGACGTCACCTTCAATGTGAGCCTCACGAACTATATGGGATACATTCTTGAGATTAACCACTGAAGAATCTGGATGATCTAATTCTCCTAAAGCACGATTCTCAATAATGAACTTTTGATAATTACGAACTTCACGCTCAAGAACATTCCGAGGATAGATGCGACCATTTTGATTCAAGGTATCGGATTTCTGAAGGATTCCCTTCATGACAACCTTTCCCTCGTTGGCCTCTCGTGCCTCCTTGATCATGTCAGGAGTGTAATCAAAAACTTGATAGGAATTAATCAATCTTAAATCAGACATTTTCTCCTCCTGACAACTCATCAATCAACTTGATGTATAACATGTATTCTGCTACGACAGAATCATCAACCTTCTTAACCTCATTTAATAAACCAGTCTTCACTTCATTCAGCTTATCAGAGAGATATTTTTCTTCTTTTTTGTTATCGACATAAGACTCAATTGAATTCAAAAGTTTTCCCTTGATCTCATTGAGTTTTAATGTAATCGTTTTTTCATCATCGCTCGCTGCAGAAAAAGCGTAAGCCTTGATGAGAGACTTTTGCTCTGTGGTCAAGGTGTCATCATACTTTTCGCCAAGCTTCTTCATCATAATCTTCATGAGAAGGCGATTCGATCCAGCAGTTCCCTCTGTGGTAATCTGCTCATTAGATTCCGTCTTTGGAGTAACCAACCAACGAACTACTTGGTCCTCATACTCAGCCATCTTTGAAAGATCTGCGGGCTTTAATCTCCAACTGTTCAATAAATTTTGAACTGTAGCAAATGTCCTGTATTCAGATATTTGTTGATCATAAAAATGATCATCGTTTAATTGATGATTGATTGATCTTATCAATAACGATTTTTCTCTATCAAGAGAATCAACATCATGAGATCTTGCTGCAACTTTCGCTTCACCTAAAATTGATGATGCGACTGATTCAGCGCTGACTGTCGTCTTCATTATTGAATTAATAAGACGAAACTCCTTATAGAGCTCAGTACCAGGCTTAAAGTGCGTCTTGATTATCTTTAAGGCACGAGAAGATTTTCGCTTATCATCATCTACTAGTGCCTGAGAAATTGTGCGAATGAGGAACTCGTATAATAGTCCTGTATTTCTTTTTTTGTTATGAGCCGACATTTAGGTCAGATCCTTTCAGGTTGATTTCAGAAAATCCATCGATTATCGACGGATGATAATAATGGCATAAATATCGAGTAATTTTAGAGTTATTCCTCGACATTGAGATCTATTTCCTCTTCACCTTCGGTCAGCAATCCCTCTGGCTGCTTAACTATTCCTAAAGAATTTGACATCTTCTTTAAAGTAGACATCATATCAGGAGATAGTGGAGGCGGCAACGTTTGTTTTCGATTAGTTGATTCTCCTAAAGGATTGCTAAAGAATTCTTCATCAAATGGTTTTGCTAAAACGTTTCTATGATCTAACGATCTTTCAAAATCTACAAATCCGTTTGTTTTTCTGTGGCGGGGACCTTTTCTTGTTCTCTTGCTCTTTTTTACAGGTAGGTCTTTTTCTTCAAGAGATGGTAAAATCTCATCTTCATCAATGTCTCCAGACATTAAAAGTTTAGTACCTGGTTTAGCATCATCTGCTGCATCATCTGCTGCTGTAAGCTCTTCTTCGGGTTTTTCTTCAGGAGCTTCAGGTTCTTCAGCTGGTGGAGATTCTTCCCCTCCAAATAAATCTTCTCCTGTCTCAGCTCCAGTGTCATCTCCGCCGTCAGCCTTGGCTCCTTCGATTCCTAAGTCAGTAATCTTCTCTTTCAAACGTTGATCATTCATCTCATCGATCTCTTCATCGTTGAGACCCCAAATTTCACGTTGAACAAATCTACGACTACCCATTCCTTCAGGAAGCGCTGCACCAATTTCAAACTTTGATTTCCAAAGTTCTAATTTTTGTTGTTGTGCAATCGTTGATGGATTTGATAATCTAAGAGTAAAGTTTTGAAGATCTTCGCCATCATATCCGTGAGAATATAAATGAATGATTGCTAACTTGCTTAACTCTGCAATCAATGTCTTCTGAATTACAGCGATTGTACGAGAGAATCGAATGTCCTCTTGAGCTAGCGTTGCCTTAGAAGAAAGCATTTCATCGTATCCAAGATATGCTCGTGGAACCTTTAATGCAGCAAACAACTTCTTCTGCATATACTGAACATCTTCTACAGACGC